GATAAGAGGACAGGAGCACAGAAAGGCAGCATCGGTAGGGCTGATAATAAAATTAATAAGTTCATCAGTCGCTTAGGCGGGCATACTCTCGTAATGGATGACGGCAACGACAAGAAATTAAGAAAATATAAACCAGATGAGGGTCCTCCTGAGTACGTTGACCTTCAGAATAGCGGTACTGAGGGAGGATTAGTAGATTATCCTGAGGATGAAGCATTTAGAATCCGTACACGCACCGGGCATCAGATTATTTTACACAACAGTGAGGATTTGATCTACATATCAAACGCTGCCGGGTCTGCTTGGATTGAACTTACTAGCAATGGTAAGATAGATATCTATTGTCAAGACAGTATTAGTATACGAACTGAAGAAGATTTTAACTTTACAGCAGATAGAGATATAAATTTTCATGCTGATCGTTCTATTAACATGTTTGCTACTACTCGTATAGCGATGGAATCAAAAGATGGCTTTACAGTTAAGTCGGGAGTTGACATTAATATGGCTAGCGAAACCGGAATGTCATTGTCGTCGGGCAATGCCTTTTCAATAAATTCAAATAATGAACTTTCGTTTTCGGGAAAATCTTTAAAAATAAATGCCTCAACGGATCTTGATATGTTAGCTGGTGGGCAATTACATATGACAGCTAAATCGGATTTAAACATAAAAGGTACTCGTACACTAATAAGTTCTTCAGGAAATACAGAATTATTAAGTGGTGCTGGTACGTTAATAACAGCTAATCTATTACATTTAGGAACTACTGGTAATATTGTGATAAAGGGTGCTAAGGTTGACATAAACGGACCCGAAGCTGTTAAAGCATCGCAAGCAATCGAAGCAGTAGGTCCAACATCATCACCAAAAGCTCCCAAGGAGCTAACGCTCTACCCATTACCGGGAGTAGGAGCATCTCTATCAAAACGTGCTCCGACATTCGAACCGTGGGATCATCATGAAAACAAGAATCCTCCAGGGTTTACTAGTGATCTAACGGATCGTGAGAACCCAAGTATGCCATATGGGCTCAATGCTGAACGCTTAACGATCAATAGCACAGCCGATGCCGAAAAGGTTCCGAGTGAGTTGGGTGGTAATGCCGGGTATGAAGGTGGTCCGTCGAGTGGCGCAGGTGGTGGAGCCGGTATGAATGGTAAGAAGTTCAAGAATAGTACAGGTGCTCCAACAACTGATAAAGAGTCAACTGCAACGAATCCTAACGAAGCTGTTAAAACTGATTACAACGATGGATCAGGTTCACGTATGCCTGCTAAGTGGTTAGAAGATAAAGAGTTTATCGCTAAATCAGGAAAACTCGCAAGTAAGTATGGTCAAAAATTAGAAGAGTTTATTACATTAATGGTTATTGAATCGGGATGTAGTCCTACTATCAGAAATGCTTGGGGTTATACTGGGCTTATACAATTTGGTAAAGATGCTTTAACTACTATTAACAAATCATATAAAACTAATTGGGACACTGACAATATTAGATTATTGAGCAGGGCGCAACAGCTCGATGTTGTTGAACAGTATTTTGACTACTGGAAGAAGGCTTTAAAGATACAAGATCTCTCACTCGGACGAATGTATGTTCTAACATTCATGCCGAAGTATGTGAATTATCCAGCAAGTCATGTAATAGCAGGTCCAGGAGCAAAAGTATGTGCTAACAATCCAGGACTTGTTGGGCCCGACGGGTATCTAACAGTACAATCTGTTATGAACAAGCCAAATAGTCAAGTAGCATCAACAGCACAGATGTTGAAACGAGCTGGTTACTAAATATTATGAAGGAATAACCCATGGCAGTCCAAGGATATGATAATTTAAGACTCAGTAGTTCGATTAGTACCGAAGCACGACCTAAAGCATTCTTACCTAGGACTTATAAAGGGTTTAGTAGCGTTAGTGCCGAGACCAACAATGGGTCATTGTATGATCTTGCTCTTATTAAACAAGATCTCATCAATCATTTCCATATCCGCAAGGGTGAGAAATTAGAGAATCCTGAGTTTGGTACTATAATCTGGGATATGTTGTTTGAGCCATTAACGGAACAGGTAAAAGAGATAATAGTCAATGATGTAACCGATATCATCAACAACGATCCTAGGACTAAAGCAGTTCAAACAACAGTAACTCAGGTCGAATATGGTTTACAGATCGAAGCAACACTGGTATATGTTCCTTATAACATCCAGGAAACTCTACAGTTTGGGTTCGATAGCCGCAACATGATAGTTTAATAAAACTCCAGATTTTATCTAAAATAAATAAACTAACAACTGAGGCAGATAAATCATGTCAGTAACCGGACGTCAGAATAACTTATTTTTAGCAGAAGATTGGAGGAAAGTATACCAAACCTTCAAGAATGCTGACTTTACTAGCTACGATTTTGAAAATATTCGTCGTGTTATGATCTCTTATCTTAGAGAGAACTATCCCGAAGACTTTAATGATTATATCGAATCAAGTGAGTATCTTGCCCTCATAGATCTTATCGCTTATCTCGGCCAGAGTCTCGCTTTTCGTATCGATGTCAATGCACGTGAGAACTTTTTAGAGTTAGCTGAACGTCGTGAGAGTGTTTTACGTTTAGCTCGTATGTTAAGTTATAATGTTAAACGAAATATCTGTGCTTCTGGATTACTTAAAGTAGATTCAATCTCTACTACTGAAGAAATATATGATTCTGCTGGTAGAAATCTACAGAACATCGAAGTGAGCTGGAATGATAATACAAACAATAATTGGTTTGATCAATATACCAGGATAATAAATGCTTCCATGATACCAGAGTTAGAATTTGGTATTCCACAAACATATGATATCATAGATGGGATCTATTCAGAGCAGTATAGATTTAATAGTCAGATTAACGATGTTCCGATCTTTCCTTACACTAAAAGTGTCGATGGAAAGTCATATGACTTTGAAGTAGTTAACACTATCATAAAAGATGGATCTATCCAAGAAGAAGCTCCACTCAACAGGCGTCGTGCTTCGATTATCTATCGTGATGACCAAGCAGGATATGGTAGTAATAACACAGGTTGGTTCATGCATTTCCGCCAAGGCGGTCTCCAGAAGAGAGATTTTGTTATCAATGCTCCGACAACTAATCAAATGGTCGATGTTACTGATACAAACATTAATGATGATGATGTTTGGTTATATTCATTGGATCAAACTAACTCAGAAAGCACACTTTGGACTAAGATTCCAGCGATAACTGGTAACAATGTTATCTATAATAGTATTGATAAAACTATTAGAAGTATCTATAGCGTACAGAGTAACGCAGGCGATTCGATATCCTTAATGTTTGGTGATGGTATATTTGCTAATTTACCAAAGGGTAGTTTCCGTTGCTATTATCGTGTTTCGAGTGGTGTAAATTTTAATATCAGTCCCAAAGACATGCGCGGTATTGTAGTTTCGATTCCTTATCTAACAAAAACTGGTTCAACTGAAACAATTAGATTTGTTTTATCTTTGTCGGCAACAGTTACTTCGGCACAAGCATCAGAGTCTAACCAAGATGTTAAGACCAAAGCACCGGCAACTTATTACACACAGAATAGAATGATAACTGGGGAGGATTACAATCTTGCTCCGTTGGCAATCAGTCAAAATATTGCTAAAGTTAAAGCAGTTAATCGTTCGTCGAGTGGTATTAGTCGTAATTTTGATCTAGTTGATCCAACAGGAAAATATAGTTTAACTAATTCTTTCTGCACCGACGGTGTTATCTATAGAGAAGAAATACAAAATAAATTTGAGTTTAGATTTAGTTCTAGGACAGAAATTGATTCGCTAATAAAAAATAAGATACAACCTATCACTAAGTTACACATCTTGAGAGATTTTTATTACGCTAAATTTGGAAAAAAATCTATAAGTGATGTTTCTCCAATAGTTAATCAGTCAACTAGTGGATATAATCAAACTACTGGATATCTTTCAAATAAAAGCGGATCAGTACTTGCTGTTGGACCATATAATACTAATTTAAAATATATAGAACCAGGTGCTTTGGTTAAGATAGTTCCGCCTGATGGAAAACTTTTTTCCGATAGTGGAATATTAGTAGATACAAATCAACCATCGTCGACTACTAGAGATAAGATGTGGTCAAAGATCGTATCAGTTGTTAACGATGGCACTGCTAACGGGCTTGGCTCACTAACAACAGGTGTTGGTCCCATTGTGTTTAATGAAATAATCCCAACAGGATCAAAGATAACTGAAGTTATTCCAAAGTTTTTGGGATATCTAATGATTTCAATACAATCGTTGATGATAGATTTAATTTTTAATCATAAGAATTTCGGTTTGAGATATTCGGCAGAGAATCGCGCATGGAATTTTATACAAGATAGAGATTTAGATCTTTTATCAGAATGGGGAAATTATCCGGGCGATACTAGTGGAGCAAAGTTAGACAGCAGTTGGTTGATTGCTTTTGAAAGCGATGGCGAAGTATACAAAGTAACCTATAGAGGATTAGAATATTATTTTGAATCTGTTAAAGAGAATAGATTTTTCTTTGATGGGTCAAGAAAGATTTATGATATTACTACTGGTAAAGTACAGAAAGATAAAATATCTGTATTAAAGTTTAACACTTTTCCAAATCAAACTACTAGCTTAGGTAGAGATCATCCTTGGGAGATTATCGGTAATACTACAGAAAATGATGGATTTACTAGTACTAAAGCAGTTAAGATCTCATTCTTTGATTACGACGACGATAGTGTTGTTGATAATCCTGAAGCATTTGATACTATTGTAAATCCACCGGTAATCAACGCTGATGGTACACTCAGCAATAATAATATTATCTTTTTTGAAAAATATATCACCGACAACTATACAGAAGATTATCGTTATATGGTTAGCGGAACGTCTATGTTTAAGATTTTTTCTAAAGAAAGTTATGTTGGAAGTTTAGAATCGTACACCGATGGACAATTATTTTATTTTTATGTAACTGATCAAGTTAAGAAATATAATAAAGCTACTAGAACGCTAGTAACTACTAGAGACTATTATGCGAATGCCGGAAGAAGTTCTTTGTATTTTCATTACGTACACAATGCTGATTCCACAACAAGGATCGATCCCAGTGCTTCAAATATAATGGATGTTTATCTTCTAACTAGAGACTATGATACTGAATTCAGAAGATTCATTCGTGGCGATGTCGCAATTCAACCACTTGCTCCAAGTAGTACTAGTTTACGTTTAATGTATGGTAAGAATTTAGACAAGATAAAAAGTATCAGCGATGAAATAATATATCATCCAGTTCGTTACAAGGCTCTGTTTGGATCAACGGCTGAAAAGAGACTCCAGGCTTCTTTTAAAATCGTAAAAAATAAAGAACAGGTCATAACAGATAATGATATCAAGACTAGAGTTATTACTGCTATCAACTTATTCTTTAGTTTAGATAATTGGGATTTTGGTGATACATTCTTCTTTAGTGAGTTGTCGGCTTTTGTGATTAATCGTACAGCTCCATATATTTCATCCTTTGTTATTGTCCCAATGAATAGCGATCAAGTTTATGGAAGTCTACAACAAATAACATCAGCTCCTAATGAGATTTTTATCAGCAGTGCTAAAATTAGCGATGTTGAAATAATACAAGCTATTACTGCTGAAAGATTAAAAACAGCAGGATATATTGTAACTACATCGATTCTAGATATTAACAGTACTAATCTAACAAGTTCGACTAACTTTTAATTGAGGTAATAATACGTAAATGGCCAATAACGATCAAAATGAATTTCCGATGCCAGTCAATGGCGATGAAGGTAAAAGAAGAACAGCACGTCATCTTCCGACTTTCTTTCGAACAGATCAAAATAAAAAGTTCTTAGGCGGAACATTAGATCCACTAACACAGCCAGGAAAATTATCTAGGATTAATGCTTATGTTGGTAGAAAAGATATCCCAAATTATGTTTCAAGCGACGGCTATGTAGATGAACAATCTACCCCGAGAACATATTATCAATTAGAACCTGCGTATGTGTATCAAGATCCAGTAACCGACGAAGTAGGCTGGCATGTAGATTATATTGACTATATGAATAGTTTAAAATACTTTGGCGCTCCAATTGGCAATCACAGTAAATTAAACAGACAAGAAGCGTATACTTGGGACCCTCATATTGATTGGGATAAGTTTACTAATTTTAGAGAATATTATTGGTTACCAAATGGCCCCGATCCTATTACTATAATTGGTGAACTAGAATCAGTAACATCGACGTATACAGTTACATTAAAACAGCAGGGTGATAATTCAACCTATCAATTTTCACCATCTGCTATTCCGGACGGATTAATTTCAAATCCTAGACTTACATTATACCGAGGCGTGACTTATAAATTTTTAATCGATGCTCCAGGTAAATCATTCTCGATTAAGACACAAGCTGAGGCGAGTGATTCATTCTTCTATAATATCGGTGTTGATCATCAGCGTGTTGAACGAGGAATGATAACTTTTGAAATCCCAAAAGAAGCACCAGATCTTTTATACTACATTGATAATAGAGATATTAAAACAGTTGGTATGTTTGATATTAAGGATATCACTGAGTCTGTAACATTAAACGTTGAATCTGAAATATTAGACAAACGTACATACAAGAGCAGCACAGGTGTTGAGCTTGTTAATGGAATGAAACTTAAATTTGCTGGACAAATCTCTCCGTCAAAATATGCCAATGACTTTTGGTATGTTGAGGGTGTTGGATTAAGAATCAAATTAATTAATTACAGAGATATTGAAACTCCTGCTATCTATGGCTCCTCGTTAGATGTTCCATTTGATGATCAACCTTTTGACTCTTTACCGTGGGACAATGCAGCAAATTATTCAAATGAAAAAGATTATATCGTAATAAACCGTGCGTCAGTTGACAGAAATACTTGGTCACGAAATAACAGATGGTTCAATCGATCAGTTATAGAAAAGACAGCACTTGCTAATAATCAAATAGCTCTTTTAAACCAAGATCAAAGAGCGAATCGTCCAATTATCGAATTTCAATCCGATCTTAAATTATTCCAACATGGATGGAAAGCTAAGACTGATGTTGATTATGCTGATACTATAACCACAGATGTGTTTTCAGAAATCGAAGGAGAGTTAATTGGAACTTTTATCGATGGTAATGTTATCTATCCAGGTCAACGTGTTCTATTTACAGCCGATACTGACCCACTTGTAAATGGTAAGATTTATGAAGTAACGTCGATCTTTAATGCTTCTGGTGCTGTTAAAAGTGATTCAATCGCGACGCAGTTTGAAGGCGCAGGATTGAACAATATGTTGTTTAAGGGGAGTTTTTCTGGTGTAAATTCTAAAACTTTTTACGTTCAAATTGATAGTGTTGGAACAACTGTTGATACATTCAAATGGTCTTATGATAACTTCTTAACTACAGAAAAACGTAATATAGTTATAACAGGCGGGGATCAAACCCTAGCAGATGGTATAACTGTTACTTTCTTAACTAAGAACGGTCACACACTGAATAATAAATGGATCGGTGTGGCCATTCCTAGAAATAATTCTGATAGGAATCAAATAGCGTTAAAAGCAGTAAGCGATTCGGTGCCAGTTGAGGGCGAAGTTGTTTATGTTAAACGTGGCGTTACTAACGGTGGATCATCTTATTATTTTCAAAATGGTAAATGGCATTTAGCACAGAAGAAAACAAAAGTTAACCAAGCTCCTCTTTTTGATTTATTTGATCAAAACAAAATCAGTTATTCAGATGAGACTGTTTATCAACACAATACTTTTAAAGGTAATCGCATATTTGGATATAAGATCGGGACCGGAACAAATGATAGTGTATTAGGTTTTCCATTATCTCATCTTAATATTGATAACGTTGGCGATATTGAATTTGAATTTGATTTAGAAACGCAAACATGGTCATATCAAACAGACGGTACTGTAGTTGATGTGCTATCGACCGGGGGATTCTTAAGACAATACATATATCCAACGTCTTTTTCTTTTGTTAACGGATGGGTAAGAACGATACGAGATCTCGACCAACATGTGGTTAGGGTGCTAGAAATAAATTCATTAACATCGTTGATTCCGATCGATGTATTTGATAATAGTGGAACACTCACTGATCTAAAAATAAGAGTTTATGTTAACGGTAAAAAAGTAAACACATCTAACTTATCTTTACAGGTAATTGAAAATTTATCCTTTATAAAGTTTTCTTATAATCTTTCTCCCGGTGACAAGGTTGTATATAAAGTAAGATCGGGAGCTAAAAAGAATGCCAGAGGGTATTATGAGATACCATTAAATTGGCAGAATAATCCGTTGAATGAATCTGTTTCTAATTTTACATTTGGTGAAGTAATTGACCATGTAAAAAGTATAATAGAAGATCTACCAGGATTTTCTGGAGATTTTCCAGGAATCAGCAATTTAGCAAATAGCGGACCTTTGGCACGATACGGTAGAAAGTTTTTACAACATGCAGGCTCGATGCCACTTGCTGCTTTCTTGATGACAGACGAACATGCTAATGTTGTTAAATCATTGAGATGGGCAGCTAGCAAATATTCTGAATTTAAGAAAGAATTTTTGAGACTAGCGATAACAAATCCGTATGACGGCACAGTTTCGGAAATTGTTGATCAGATACTATTAGATTATTCTTTGGCAAAGCACATAGATACTTCGCCTTTCTATTTTTCCGATATGTCACCGTTTGGTGCTTGTTCTACAAGACGATATGTAGTATCAGATCCAAGACTTCCGGTATTTGTTATTGATAAGATCTTTAATCCTGCTAATGAAACTAGAAGAAGTATTCTATTATATGTTAATGATGTACAGTTGGTATATGGTGTTGAATATACATTTGATACTACAGATGCTTTTGTTAATATATCTTCAAATTTATTAGTTGATGATGTAATTGTAATTAAAGATTATGAAACTACAGATGGCAGCTATATGCCATTTACACCATCAAAATTAGGTATATATCCAACATATGTTCCAACAATATACTTGGATGATACGTACATGACAGCAATTCCGGTAATACAGGGGCACGACGGTAGTATTATTAAAGCCTATAACGATTATCGAGATGACCTAATCTTAGAATTAGAAAAGAGAATTTATAATACTTGCCGAGTCAAATACGATCCAAACTTGTTTAATATCGATAGTGTGATCGGAAGTTATTATTTCCGAGGTAATGATTTCACTAAGACTGAAATTGACGGACTTATGTTAGTTGATTTCTTGAGATGGAATTCAGTTATCGATCAGGATTTTATAACTAATGACTATCATATAGATGAAGAGCCCTTCACTTACAACTATAATAATTCAGTAGCACCTAATAATATAGATTCACTACCTGGATACTGGAGAGGGGTTTACAAATATTTCTTTGATACCGATCGACCACATACACATCCTTGGGAAATGCAAGGATTTACTATAAAACCAACTTGGTGGGATACTGTATATGGTGTAGCACCATATACTAGTGAAAATAAAATCTTATGGGATTCAATCGAAGCTGGATTAATTAACGATCCTGCATATAAGAGAACTAGCGTTCGATATAAGCGTCCAGGATTACGAGATTATCTACCAGTTGATGCCAAAGGAAAATTAGTTAGTCCGTATGATAGTAATTTAGTTCAAGGATTTGCATTAATTAATGCCCAAGGGTCATATAATTTTGGAGACTATGCTCCGGTTGAAACAGCATGGCGTAAGTCGAGCGAATATCCATATGCTGTTATGGTTTCTATATGTATTCTACGTGGATCTGAATTTATTGCTAAGATGTGGGATAGATTTAGAACAGGAATTAATCTAGCAGGACAAGTTTATTATAAGCCAACTAATAAAAGACTACGAGTATCTGACTTAGTATTCTCAGATTCTATAACTGATACTGTTACTGGTGATAGAGCTCATACTTCGGGCTTGGCAAACTTTGTTGAAGAATATGTCTTTATGGAAAAGTATAAAAATGCTGAACTTTATAAGACACGCTTAACAGGATTACAAGCGAAACTATCCTATAGAATAGGCGGATATACTAGTAAAGAAAAAATGAAAGTTCTATTGGATAGCAGAAGTCCAAATGCATCTGGAAGCGTAATACTTCCTGTGGAAAATTACCATGTGTTCTATAACAAGAGTTTTCCGGTTACTACTGTAAATTATAGCGGTGTTCTAATTGAAAAACTAGGAACACAATATAAGCAATGGCAATCTGGAAAAGCCTATAAAAAGAACGACAGAGTAATATATCAAAAAGATCTTTATCGTTGCGAAACTGCTCATACGAGTGACAATTCACCAAGGGATAGTCTCGATAATACGAGAGATATTTCTGTACAAAGATTTGAAAAGAATTCTAAAAATTGGATCAGAGAATCAATATATCGTTCTGGATTTAAAGTACGAGGATACGATAATGAACGAAACTATTTTGAAATATTTCCTGCTATTCCATCAAACGGTGACCCGTTGTTTAATGTTGGTGGCATCTCAGAATCGTTTGTTGAATGGACTGGAAATACAGCAGGCGATACTACTTTAACTCAAAGACAACAAACTGCGATATTCCGAGGTGAATCCTCAGATACTGCTTCTGGTAAAAAATACTATGCTAAAGGCACTATCGCTAGAGTTGATTTTAGATCCTATTACAGAGCAATCCAAGGGCATACAGCATCGTCTAATTTTGAGTATGATGTTGATAAATGGCAATTATTACCTAGATTACCCATAGTCGGCGGAAGTACAGCTATTCGTAGATCTAGATTTGAAGATACAGTTACTAGAGTTCCGTATAGTACTATATTTCCAGATATTCAAGCAGTAGTTGATTTTCTTTTAGGATATCAGAAGAGATTAGAAGAGTTAGGATTTGAGTTTGATGATTATAATAAAGATTTATCAACTCCGCTAGATTGGTTAACAAGTGCGAAAGAATTTATGTTTTGGACTTTACAGAATTGGGCAACGGGCGCAATAATTACACTTAGCCCATCGGCATCTCTCTTAAAGTTTAAGTCTCCGATTGTAGCATCGGTTGATAGTTTCTCTTCAGATTTTTATAATTATAGTATTTTTAAATCCGACGGGACGCCGCTTAAAGCAGATTTAACAGATGTTATTAGAGAAGATGTTGGATTTACGATTAAACCTTCGGGCGAAACAAACGATGGAATATTCCATATTAGAGCAAATCTAGTTCAGCGTGAACATGTTTTATTATTAGATAATAAAACTATATTCAATGATATAATCTATGATCAAGTTCCAGGGTATCGTCAAGGTCGTGTTAAATTAATAGGATTCAAGACAACCGGATGGGATGGTGGATTTACCAGCCCCGGGTTTGTTTTTGATGAAGCAAAGATAACAACTTGGATTCCAAATACCGATTATGCTCTCGGGTCAGTTGTACGTTATAAAAATTATTATTTTACAGCAACTTCAAAGATCTTGTCAAAATCAAACTTTGATTATACTGATTGGAAACAATTAACCACACCGCCGACTACTAAGCTAATTCCGAACTTTGATTATCAAGTCGAACAGTTCCGTGATTTTTATAGTTTAGATGCTAGTATATATAATCCTCAACAACAAAAATTAGCCCGCCATCTTGTTGGATATCAGGACAGAGCTTATCTTGATAATATCATAGTCGACGATGTTTCACAATATAAATTCTATCAAGGATTTATCAAAGAAAAAGGAACTATGAACAGTGTTACTAAACTATTCGATGCTTTACGTTCGAGTGGATTTAGTACAGTGGATATCAAAGAAGAATGGGCGTTTAAACTAGGAGACTACGGAGCATCGGATGCTTTTATCGAATTAGAATTTCCGTTAGATGAACAGGAATTTAGATATAATCCGCAAGATATTGTTCTTACAAAAAATAAAACAGATTTTATAGATTTATCGATCTATAATGTAACATCGGGTATGCTAACAGTTAAACCTAGTAACTATGATAGTAATCCGTTTACAAAAATTAAATTAGATCACGATCAAACTGATTATGGAATTTTCAAATATCAAGTAGCAGGATATGTTCGAGATGAAGATGTTGATCATATCATTTTTAACGAAGCTGCGCTAATGAACTATGATATAAACTATTTTAAAGACGGTGATAAAATATGGTTAGGTTATACATCAAATAACGATTGGAATGTGTTAACTTTTGTTAATCTCAAGACTTCAATCACTACTTGGTCTATAACAGGTAATATTATATCTCTAGAATGTAGTAAGATTCCTGATGTAGCTAAAGATGATATTGTTACTATTAGAAATCTTGACTCAGTCGATGGAACTTATAAAGTACAAGCAGTCTACAATCATATAGTGGAAATATTCACGTTCAATACAGCTCTCTATCATTTACAAGAAGATAGCACACATGGTCTTCTCTATAAGATGGAAAAAGCAAGATATAAAGATACATCTGAAATATCTTATAGGCAGTTTACTAAATCAAAAATTCGTGGAGAAAAACTCTGGATCGATAAAAATAAGTTTAATCAATGGGCAGTATTAGAAAATAAAGATTCTTTTACAGAATCAGAACTTGAAGCTCCGGTAAATTTAACAGCGGTTGATGGGCAGAAACTCGGAAATTATACTAAAATAAGTTCTGATAATAAATGGATGTTTGTTGGTGTACCTTATAATGAAGGCGGTAAAGTCTTAGTTTACAATCGTCCAAATACTGTTAGTACATGGAAGTTAATACAGATATTAACTATGCCTTCAGGATTTATACTAGCATATTACGGATCGGAAGTATTTGGAAGTAGTTTTGATATATCCAGTGACGGAACAATTTTAGCAATTAGTGCTCCATATGCCGACAATGTTAAAACAAGATATGCGGGT